TAATAGTTTATCCTTACCATTTATATTCTTACCAAATATTATTTTTGTATTGCTTTTTGTATGATTATTTTCATTATTAAATAATATTTTATTTAATTTAATATTGTTTAATTCTGATTCATTTCTAATATTAAATAATTGTTTTTTATTATTATCATTATTTAATATTGCTTTTTTAAAATTTTGTATTTTAACAATATTATGTTGTGATTTGAAACTTAAATCATTCATATATAATATATATATTTTATTTATATATATATTTTATCATATATAAAAAGCTATTAGAATCTAATTCGGGAATTATTGGTTCGAATCTAATTTAAAGTTTTGATGAATATATTATAATTATTTATAATATAATGATGATTCATTGATGAATTGTATGTTTGGTATTGCTCATACCTTTAATCAAGATATTGGTAATTGGAATGTATCTAAGGTCACTACTATGGAATTTATGTTCAATGATGCTAATGATTTCAACTAAAATATTGGTGGCTGGGATGTGTCCAATGTAGAGCTCAGGAATGACATATTTAACAATTGTCCAATACAAGACACAAACAAACCTAATTTTTAGGACTTATGTAAATATTTATGTATATAATTTAATATCTATTTATAAAATTTTATAAAAAACTTCTTTTCTCCACTTTTATATAATATAATATTTTTATAATATTATAATAATGTAGTTTTATTTTGAAAAATGAAAAGAAAAGATTATGGTAAAAATAAAAAGAAAAAGAAAAATGACACTTATTTTGATAAATATCATAAAACTTATTGATAAAATAATTAATTTTATTAATATGATATGGTATAAGTGCTGGGCCGCGCACCGTAGGTGCTTTTTATTTAAAATTATTTATTTATTATTGTAAATTTATACCTATATTTATTTATAAATATTTTTAGTATATATAACATAAATTGTAATTATATTTTATAAATGTATTTTTTAGTTTTTTTCAAAATTATGATACGCAAATGAGTTTTGTCAAAAAATGAAAAAATCTTTTATAAATTATATTTTTTTATAAAAAGTTCTAAAAAAGTATCTTTTTAGTTTTTTCAAAATTATGATACGCAAATGGGTTTTGTCAAAAAATTATTTTTAACATTTTTACTTATTATTTATAAATATATCTATAAAATAAATATTTAAATTAGTTTATACTAATTATATGTATTGTTATTGATATGTTTATTTTCATTTTATTTTTTATTGATAATTTAGGGTTTTTGAAAATTCAGTTATTTATTTAGGTATAATTAAATTCAGTTATTTATAAAAATTTTTATGATATTTAAATAAATATCATATTATATTGATATTATTTTATATATTTAATTATTTTTATTGTTAAATATTTTTATAAAATTACATAAAATAACTCATATTTTAACTGAATTTTATAAAATTTTTTTTTTAGTTTGAAATATTTTAAATTATAAATTTTGAATTTTACGATTTTACAATTTTGCATTTTATATTTTTATTTTGTATTTTTATACATTTTTCAATTCAGTCGTCCTTTAAGTTATAATTTGAGTTTTTTTTACTAATTTATATTTATTTATATCAAATAAACTAACTTTTATATTTTTTTATCAATAGAATAACAATAAATAAATAACTGGATTTTATAGATTAATATAAAATAAAATTCAGTTGTTTTATACAAATATAGAAAATTCAGTTATTTTATATAATCTTATTAAATATAAATATTAATTTAATTAACAAATTTAACTTATTAGAAAAAATTCAGTTCTAAGTAAGTTAAATTATTTTTATATTTTTATAATATATATTATTAATTAAATTTAATGTATTTTTATTGGTTAATTTATAAAATTAAAAAAATATTTTATTAAATATATTAATATAAATTCAGTTTTTCAGTTTTTATACTTAAAAAAATATATATAATATATTATATATAAAATGAATATTAAAAATTATAAATGTTATAAATGCTTTTATGAATCTCGAATAAGTAATGTTAAAGCACATGTTAATCGAAAAAATAAATGTAAACGTTCAACTGAATGCAACTATACGGATAAAGAATGTGAAATATTAAATCAAGCACAATTCGATAAAAATAAATATGATTTAATAAAAAATGGAAACATTGCTGAAATTATTAATGTGGAAAATCAAATTATTAATAATATACAAAACCAAAATAATATAACAAATAATCATATTACAATCAATATTGATAAATTGATTAGTTTTAATGATGAATGGAATTTAGATAATCTAAAAGAAAGTCAAAAAAATAATTTACTTGTGACAAATTTAATGTATACTCAATTACTAAAAATAATACTAGAAAATGAATTTAATAATAATGTTATTATTGAAAATAAAGAATCTACTCATGGTTTAATTTTTAAGAAAGTAAATAATCAAAAACAATACGAAGAAATTAGTATAGATGAAATCATTAATGAATCAATGATTAAATTACATAAACAATTATCTACTATTTATGATAATTTTTTATCAACTAATGAAAACTATGAAGATGATACTTCTTTCAATGAACATATATTAAAGCAAAAAAATCTAACTAATCAAAAATTAAATGATTTTTTGAATAATAAAAAAATTAAAAATACAGTAAAAGATATTGTTAAAAAAATTTATATTGATAATAAAGAAGATGCTATATTAAATCAAAAAATAGTTATAAAAAATAAAGATACTATACAAAATGGTTATTAAACATTTATAAATAATAATAACTTGATTCTTATCAAATCATTATTAAAATCTAATTTAAATAATAATTTTTATTATTATGTAAATATAATGAGATATAAAACTGAATTATATATAAAAGAACAAGATGAACTTATTCAACAAATCATAAATATTTTGAAATTAGATAATGAAAATAGTACTACTTTATATGAACTAGATAACAATAAAGAAAAACAACAAAATATATTAAATTTAATACCTAATATTCGTAAATATTTTAATTATAAAAATGTAATTGGTTTAATAAATCCTGAACTATGTAAAAGACCTTATCATTCTATTATTAAATTTATTATAAAAAAAAAATATAATTTATATAATTCAGATACAACAATAACTATAAATAATAATAAGATTAGAACAACAAAATATATTTTTATTGAAAAAAAAAGTATTTAAAAATATATTAATATTAATCTATTATACGGTTATTTAAGAAAAATAATATATGTATTTATTATAATGCAACAAATAAATGATTATATAGAAAATAATGAAAATATAGAAGATTCAGTTTGTAAAGCTAATTTTTGTTTAGGTGAAAAAGCAATTAAAAATTTTAATGGTTATTGTAAACATTGTTTTGTAAATTTATTTCCAACTCATCCAATAACAATTCAAGCTTCTTGCAAGACTAAAGAACAAGTTGTAAGAAAATTTATAAATACTAATTTTGATGGATTTTTACATAATAAACCTATTTGGACTGGAAACTGTGATTGCACACATCGCCGAAAAATTGACCATAGAAAGCTGATTGGAAATACTTTACTTTGTATTGAAACAGATGAAAAACAACATAAAGGATATACAAAAAAATATGATGATTTTGGAAATTTAGATGAAGAAATTCGTTATGATGATATAGCAATGGTTCATGGTGGAAAATTTATTTTTATTCGGTTTAATCCTGATAAATTTACTAATCATAAAGGTGTAAAAATAAATCCTATTCTTTATTTAAGATTGCATAAATTAAAAAATGAAATTAATAAACAAATTGAACGTATCATTAATGATGAGAATGATGATTTAATCGAAATTATTTATCTTTATTATGATAATTATAATGATGAAGATATTAATAATACTAATTCTAATAATATCAATGTTAATAATATTGCAATTTCTAATAATATTATTGATGAATTATATATTATAAAAGATAATATCATTTCTAATAATTTACATGAAATTCTTTCAAAAACAAAACAATCTTACTATCAAAGGTTTATATGTTATAAATGTTTTTATACATCTAAAAAAATATATAATATAAAAATACATTTATTAGATAAAAAAAAAAGTTGTAATAGAAATAGTTTATGTATTTATTCTGATGATGATATTACAAAATTAAATGTAAAACAATTTAAATATTCTAATATATTTCTAAATACATTACAAAAAATAACACAAAAAATATTAAATAATTTTAGAAATTATATAGATTTATATCAGTGTAAATTTAGATTTATTTGTTATAAATGTTTTTTTGGAACAAATATAAAAAATGATATACTTAATCATTTTAATAAAGAAAATATTTGTTATAAACATCCTTGTTGCACGGATAGTAATGAAAAAATAGAATATCTAAATATAAATCAATTGAATAAGTATTATTCTAATGACATAAATTTAATTGATGAAAAACCTTATTTAAGACATTATAAATGCTATCGTTGTAATTTTACTCACAATAAAAAATATAATGTACAATCACACTTAGCAAGAAAAACACCTTGTAAAAAAGATAGTTCTAATTGTCTTACTGATAAAGAAATTGATATATTAAATAAAAATCAATTTATAAAGGAAAAAAATAATACCATTTTAGTTCAAAATAATATTCAAAATAATAATATACAAAATCAAACAATAAATAATAATCTTACAATAAAACTGCTTTCATTTGAAAAAGATTGGGACATATCGCATATACCTGAAAAAGAACTTCAAAGAATTCTATTTTCCACTTTAAAATATACAACTTTTTATAAAGATATATTAAAAAATAATATTAATTCAAATATTATTATAGATAAAAAAAGTGATACTGGACGCGTTTTTAATGATAATCAAGAATATGATGAATTTGAATTAAATTCTATAATTGAAAAAACTATGAAAAAATTACATAAACAATTAAATGACATTTTTGAAAACACTCAAAATGAATTTTATCAAACATATAAAAAAGATGATGATAAAAATATTAGTTTATTAATTAAATTATTTGACGAAATTAAATTAGATTTAGATGTAAAATTAAATGATTTTAAAGAAAAAAATTTAGTAAAAAAACATGTTATTAATGAATTTTCTAAAATATTAGAAGATAATCAAGAAAAAGCACTTTATTTTTTAAAAAATAAAAATAAAGAATGTTTACAAGGTGGTTATTAAAAATAATTTAGTCATTTTATAAATCATTATTTATAAAATGACTAAAAATATTTATTCTATGCCTTTATGTATTTTTATCATCTTTTACTATTTTATTTCCACTTATTCTATTACTAATATTTAATAATTGATTTGGTAAATATACCATATAAATATCAAGAACTTATCGGTAAAATAATTTATTTTACTGATAAAATATGACGTCATTGCTAGAAGCCGCATAGAACCGAAGGTACTTTTTTATAAATAATATTACTTTATTTTATAATTTATACTTTTTTATAATTTCTTCTTATTTTTAAGTATTATTTTATGAACATAATTAGTTATATCATTTACACTTCATCCGGTTTAGTCCAATGAGATTCTTTTGTTTCAGAATTATACCAATAAGGAACACTATATTTTTTACTAATATGTTGTGTCCATATTTCTGAATTATGAACATTCGATACAGGCTGAACATTT